ACATACTAGACTTTGTTAATGGTTCTGTAACAGAAGAAGTAGAAGTAGAAGAAACAGAGATGGTTCGTGCTCGTAACGAAAAGGGTCACTACATAGCTGATGATCCTGATACCCCAGAGAATGAAGCCTGGACAACTAAAGTAGTAAATAAGTTTCTAGGTAGGAAGTGACTATCGGGGTTGCATAAATGTCACTAGTATGATATAACTACTTGAATATAACTATCCTCACCCAGTTAGGGCTAACATAAACAGAGGATAGAAAATGTTTAAAAGATTATTCAACAAAATTGTAGAAGCAAGAACAGAGTCAGCTAGACGTAAAATTGCACGTTTGCAACTTTACAGCATGACTGAAAGAGAGCTACGAGACTTAGGCATAGGCAGATGTGATATAGAAAGGGTCTTACTAACAGGTAAAGCTCTTTGAAAAACACAATCAGTTCTTTAATGATACTAGGAGTACTTTGGGAGGAGGCTCGTGGACCCAGTAACAATAATCGGTGGAGCTACCGTAGCGTTCAATGCTTTGAAGAAAGGTTTCCAATTCGGAAAAGATCTTCAAGAAATGGGTGGGCAACTAAATCAGTGGGCTAGTAGCATGAGCGACTTGTCCTACTTAGAGCAGAAAAACAAGAACCCTCCTTGGTGGAAATCACTGGGGGGTTCTGTTGAAGCAGAAGCTCTAGAAATATTTACTGCTAAAAAGAAGGCTGAATCTATGAGACAAGAGTTAAAAGATTGGATCAGTTTTACGTATGGACCTTCTGTTTGGGATGAACTTGTAGCCACTGAGGGTAGGATACGTAAACAAAAGAAAGAGCAAGAGTACCGTAAGTCAGAGATACAAGAAGCAATAATTACTTGGGGTATCTCAGGTGTGCTTCTTTCAGTAGGTGCAGGTACTCTAGGTTTTATAATTTATATGGTGGCATAATGGCAAGAAACTTAACGGATAAACAACAGAGGTTCCTTGAAGTTCTTTTTGAAGAAGCAAAAGGAGATCCTGTACAAGCTAAAAAACTAGCAGGGTACGCTGATAGTGTAGCCTCTACATCTATTGTTAACACACTGACAGATGAAATAGCAGATGTTACAAAAAAGTTTATAGCACAGTCTTCAACCAAAGCAGCCTACACAATGTTTTCAGTTATGGCAGATCCTACAGATCTGGGTGTAAAAGAAAAGATGTTAGCAGCTAAAGATATTCTAGATCGTGCAGGATTTGTAAAAACAGACAGGGTAGAAGTAAAGACCTCAGAGCCTTTATTTATTTTACCTGCGAAAGATAATGAGTAAAAGAGCTACAACAGCAGACCACCCAACCAAGGTTGACTGGCAGATACCACTCAGGGGAGAACTAGGAGAATGGTACTCTGTCATAAGAGTAGGAAGACACGTACCTTTTGGTTACAAACAAGATGAAACAGATCCAGACTTACTACTCCCTATCCCTGAAGAGTTAGAATTACTAGAAAAAGCTAAACTATTTCTTCAAGAGTACAGTACTAGGAAAGTAGCAGTCTGGTTATCTCAACAATCTGGTAGAGAAATATCACATGTAGGGTTATATAAACGTGTCAGAATGGAAGAAAAAAGGCGTAGAGCTTCCTCGAACTATAAGCAGTATGCCAAAAAGTACAAAGAAGCGGCAAGGAAAAGCCAGAAGATCGAAGAGAAAAGACTTGGTGGAAAAAACACCAGAAGTCTTGACACAGATGAGGGATACATCGAACTCGCAAGAGGGGAGTGTTGCCCCTTCTGTGGACAAACAAGAGGTGATATTTGAACCTAACCCAGGACCACAAACTAAGTTTCTAGCATCCACTGAACAGGAAGTACTATATGGAGGAGCAGCAGGTGGTGGCAAGTCGTATTCGATGGTGGCTGATCCAGTTAGATACTTTACGAATCCACATTCACGAATGCTACTTGTTCGTAGGAGCACAGAAGAGTTACGAGAACTTATTTCTGTAAGTAAGCAGCTTTACCCAAAGGCTGTACCAGGAATAAAGTTTATGGAAAGAGATAAGACTTGGGTAGCACCTAACGGTGCAACACTCTGGATGTCGTACCTTGATCGTGATGATGACGTTATGAGATACCAGGGTCAAGCCTTTAACTGGATTGGTTTTGATGAGTTGACTCAGTGGCCCTCTAGTTACGCTTGGTCTTACATGCGCTCAAGGTTACGTACAACAAAAGCTAGTGGACTACCTCTTTACATGAGAGCCACAAGTAACCCTGGAGGTCCAGGTCATCAGTGGGTACGTAAACACTTTATTGAGCCTAACGCTCCAGGAAATTCTTTCTGGGCAACAGACGAAAACGGTGACGTGATTCAATGGCCTAAAGGTCACTCAAGAGAGGGTGAACCTCTATTTAAAAGAAAGTTTATACCTGCCACCCTGTTTGATAATCCCTACCTATCTGAGGATGGGATGTACGAAGCAAACCTTTTATCCCTACCTGAACATCAAAGAAGACAACTACTTGAGGGTGACTGGGACATAAATGAGGGTTCGGCATTTCCAGAGTTCAACAGGAAGATACACGTAGTTGACCCCTACGAAATACCTTCTAACTGGACTCGTTTTAGAGCCTGTGACTACGGATACGGATCTCACACAGGCGTTGTATGGATAGCAATAGTTCCAGGGTCTGAGCAGCTAATCGTCTACAGGGAGTTGTACGTTTCTAAGGTTATAGCGACTGACTTGGCTGACATGATCCTGGAATTGGAAGAAGGAGAACAAATAAGATACGGAGTTTTAGACTCCTCTCTTTGGCACAAAAGAGGTGATACTGGACCTAGCCTAGCAGAGCAGATGATCATGAAAGGATGTAGATGGCGTCCTGCAGACAGATCAAAAGGTTCTCGTGTAGCAGGTAAAAACGAGCTACACAGAAGATTACAAGTAGATGAGTTTACAGAGGAACCCAGACTTGTTCTATTTAATAACTGCACAAATACTATCTCTCAACTACCGTCTATACCTTTAGATAAAAAGAACCCTGAAGACGTAGACACAAACTCAGAAGATCACCTGTACGATGCTTTGCGGTACGGTGTGATGACTAGACCCAGAAGTAACTTATTTGATTTCAACCCAGACTCCCAACGATCAGGCTTTCAAGCATCAGATCCCACATTTGGATATTAAGGACTAACTCATGGAAGAAGATGACATCTTTGAATCAGACGAACTTTACATGGACGAAGAAGAGTCCTCCTTTGTAGAGGATAAAGACGATGCTGATAACAGTAGAGATGAAAAAGTAGGGACTGTTGTAGGTCTTGTTGAAGGTAAATTCTACAAGGCTGAAAAGGCTAGATACACTGATGAGCTACGATGGATTAGAGCCTATCAAAACTATCGTGGTGTTTACGGATCAGACGTACAGTTTACATCTACAGAGAAGTCTAAAGTATTTGTAAAGGTAACAAAGACCAAGGTTCTTGCAGCCTATGGTCAAATTGTAGATGTACTCTTTGGTTCTAACAAATTTCCTATCTCTATCAACCCTACTGTTTTACCAGAGGGTATAACAGACACTGTAAACTTTGAGACTGACAGCAACATGCGTAAGGCTCAAGAGTCTGATGGTGCTTTACCAGATGATGATACAAGACTACAACCTGGTGAAACAATTATTGATTTACGAGAAAGACTTGGAGCAATCCGTAATAAACTAGAACCTGTAAAGAACCTTGTAGAAGAAGGTCCAGGAACTACTCCAAGTAAAGTTACATTTCATCCTGCTATGGTAGCAGCTAAAAAGATGGAAAAGAAAATACATGACCAACTAGAAGAGTCTAATGCTAGAAAGCAGTTACGCATAGCAGCATTTGAGACAGCCTTGTTTGGTACAGGTATTATGAAGGGTCCATTTGCGTATGACAAAGAGTACCCTTCTTGGTCAGAAGATGGTGAGTACACTCCTACAGTTAAGACTGTACCACAAACATCAAGTGTTAGCATCTGGAACTTCTACCCTGACCCTGACGCTAACAACATGGATGAAGCAGAGTACGTTGTTGAGAGACACAAGATGTCTAGATCTCAAATGCGTAACCTCAAGAAAAGACCTTTCTTCAGATCAAACGCTATTGATACAGCTATCAGCATGGGAGAGTCCTACTCAAAAGAGTGGTGGGAACAAGTCATGGAAGAAGCTGATCAAGAAACAAAGGCTGAGAGATACTCAGTACTAGAGTTCTGGGGATATGTTGACACAGAGCTTTTAAAAGAATACGAAATAGAGATCCCTAAAGAATTAAAAGACCAGGATCAGGTTTCCGTAAACATATGGGTTTGTAACGGACAAGTGTTACGTCTTGTAATGAACCCATTTACTCCTTCTATTTTACCATACTACGCAGTTCCTTTTGAGGTAAACCCTTACTCATTCTTTGGGGTAGGTATTGCAGAGAACATGGATGATACACAGAATCTTATGAACGGATTTATGAGGATGTCAGTAGATAACGCAGCATTGTCTGGTAATCTACTCATAGAGGTAGACGAGACTAATCTCGTCCCAGGGCAAGACCTCTCTGTGTATCCAGGCAAAGTGTTTCGGAGACAGGGAGGGGCACCTGGTCAAGCTATCTTTGGAACCAAGTTCCCCAACGTAAGTAACGAGAACATGCAAATGTTTGATAAGGCAAGGGTACTAGCAGATGAATCAACTGGCTTTCCATCTTTCGCACATGGTCAGACAGGCATACAGGGTGTGGGCCGTACTGCTTCTGGTATTTCCATGCTCATGTCTGCTGCCAACGGTAGCATACGGAATGTAGTAAAGAACATAGATGATTATCTTCTTGGCCCTATAGGTAGGGCTTTCTTTCATTTTAATATGCAGTTTGATTATGATGATAACATAAAGGGTGACTTGTCTGTAAAGGCTGAAGGAACTGAAAGCTTGATGGCTAACGAGGTTCGTAGTCAAAGACTTATGCAATTTCTTGGTGTTGTACAGAATCCAGTACTTGCACCTTTTGCAAAAATGGATTATATTATCAGAGAGATTGCTAAGTCTATGGATCTTGATCCTGACAAACTTACAAACTCTATGGGTGACGCAGCTATACAGGCTGAAATCCTCAAGAAATTCCAAGCAGATAATCCACCACCACAAGTAGATCCTAACGCTCCACAACAGCAACAGGGTGCTCCTCAACAAGGAGAACAACAACCTCCTGCAGGTGCTCAAGTACAAGACACTCAAGGATCAGGTGGTGGTCAAGTAGGTACAGGAACAGCCCCACTACCAGGAGAGCAAGGGTTCACTGGTAACACAGGCTAAAGGATAGCAATGAGCATTAAACTTCTCGTAAATGATAAGAAGATATGGGATTCGTTTAACGAACTTATAGATCAGAAACTAAGATTTATTCACTCACAACTAGAACAAACAATGAAGCCTGAAGACTTATACAGGCTACAGGGTGAAGCAAGAGCATTTCGTAGATTAAAACTTTTGAGAGATGAAGTGAATGGACCTAAACCAGACTAACGAACCACGATTCACTGATGAAGAAATGGCAGAGGTGGATAGACTACAGAGTGATCCTAGCTCTGAGTATTACTACAATGATCCAGATAATGAAGAAGGTTTTTTAGATAAGGTTAAAAGAAAGCTTGCTCCATATGGAGAAGACTTCAAAGGTTTTGTAGAATATCTTTTTACTCCTAGTAGACACTTTGGTACAGGTCAGTATAACGAAGGTGGTGTAGCAGAACAGATGGAGATGTTTGGTTACACTGCTGAAGGAGCACAGCAGGAGGCTGACAAGTTTGTAGAGGAAGCAGGAAACTTAGAAGAGGATATATCTAAGGCTGCATCTTTTATAGTTCCATTCTACGACTCAGGTGTAAACATAGCAAATGTTGCACAGGAGTACATGAAGCCTGAACAAGAACGTGACTACGATTATATAAAGAGCCAGTTTACAGAAGCAGGTCAGAGTGCTGCCATAGAAGGTGGTCTACTTCTTATGGGTGGTGTTGCAGGTAAATACGGAGCCAAAGGTATCAAGGCTCTAGCTGACAAAGTAAAACAATACGAGATAGATCCTACAGCAATGTCAGCATTTGGTGCAGGAGCTATTAAGAAAAAAGCTGTTGAACCCTTAGAGATTGGTATCAACGAAGCATTACAAGATGGTAAGTTTCTAAAAAGGTATGACGCATCTATTGCTGCTGATATGACAGAGAAAGTTAAAAATGCTACAGCAGGAAACACTAGGGCAAATGCTCTTATAAATACTACAGTGCCTGAAGGTACAAAAGTAGGTATTCGTTTAAATCTAAACTCTAAAATTCCTGACATGCCTAAAGGTTTGGACAAACTTCAAACACTACACAAAGGTTCTTTTAGTGGTAAAGCCTTATCTTACTTGCCTTTTGCTACAGTTAAGAATGTAGTCTTTAGCGTAAATCAAACTGGTAGAACAGGAATTGCATCTAAAATAAAAGGTATTGATACTCCAGAGGCTAAAAGTAAATTTAATGCTATGTCTGTAGATGGTGAGTATGTGCCTAATAAGAATCTACTGGATAGTAATAAAGACTTAGTAGAAATTGGTTTTAATCCAGGAGTACATCACTTATTTATTGATTTAAAAACAGGACAAGCTGTTAGGGGTGCTAAAGAAGCAACAGTTATTGGTGATCGTGTGTTCGCTAAAGGTGTTGAGTACTGGAAGAAAACAGAAGCTCCTAAACCTGTTCCAACTCAGACAGGTGTAAATATTCCTAGTGATGTAAGATATAAATTTAAAAGAGGTGGGGCAGTAATGGACGATCAAATGAAGATGGCATTCATGGATGAGGGTGGAATAATAGATGATGATCTGGACGTAGATCCAGTATCAGGAAACGAAGTACCACCTGGTTCTCTCGCAGAAGAAGTACGAGATGATATTCCTGCACAACTCTCTGAGGGTGAGTATGTCGTTCCTGCTGATGTTGTCAGATACTACGGTGTCAAGTTCTTTGAAGATCTAAGAGATCAAGCTAAGATGGGTCTAGCTGATATGGAAGCCAATGGGCGTATAGGTGGAGAGCCTGTACCTGCAGGTGGTCCTATAAATGACGAGGAACTATCTGAGCAAGAGATGTCTGCTATCAGACAAATGATGACAGGCATGGCTGAAGGTGGTGAAGTACAGAACCCTTACCTACAGCAACAGCAACTGTACAGTCAACCTAGACCTGCTCCTATAGATGAGAAAAGAAACACAACTATAACTGGCATTAATCCTGTTGAGAATCAAATGCCAATGCAGAGCATGGCTGATGGTGGTCAGGTACAAGGATATCAAAGTGGTGGTGCAGAAATAACAACAACACCTGCACCTGCAATAAATACTTTTGATCCTGGTCAGTACGGTCTTGGTTTTAGTTTTATGGGTAATCAACCACAACAGCAACCACCAGTTGCAGACACACCTGCAACACCTGAGACTATGATACTGTATGGACCTAACGGAGAGATAAGAACATTTAACATGCCTCTCAGTGAAGCAGACGCAGCAGAAGTAGCTAGACTAAAAGAGTTAGGTTACACAACAACAAAATCTGCAACACCTATCCCAACCCCAACTACAACAGGCGGTGGTGGTGGATCAACAACACAGGTAGAGTCAGACCCTAATTCTTGGATGGAAAAGTTTGATTACACTGACATGAGTAATCTAGGATCACAAACATCTGAGTTATTAAATAAATCTCCAAAGGGTAGTGTTATAGGGGCGTTTATGAACGGAACTAACGCTGCTCAAGCTGCTGCTAACATTATTATTATGGAGGCTAACGGTGCTGATCAAGCAGAAGTAGATAGATTAAAAAGTCAGTATCAACAATTTCTTAAAGACTCTAAACTAGAATACATGCCTAAAGGTCTTATCAACGGAGATAGACTTGCAAAAGACATTGTAGAAAATAACATAGATGTGGCTTTAAATGAGAAATCTGTTGATCCTTTTGGTAACAGAATATTTAAAGAAGGAACAGATCAATTTAGCAAGTTTATGCAAAAAGTCGGACCCAAAGGTATGGAGTTTGATCCTGCTTCTAAAAGTTACAAAGCTGATAAAAACAGAGATATAGGATCTATACTAGGTGGTAAAAAAGTTGAAACAACCTCTGGAGGAACGCCTGTTTTTAAACCTGGATTAAACACACCTAGACCAGTAGCTAGACCTGCTCCAACAGGAACTGGTGTTTCAATCACCCCTTCTGCTGATCCTAAAAGAAAATCTTTAGAGGTTAGAAAAGCAGAAGCACAGGCTAGAATAGATGCAAAAAAACGTAGAGATAAAAGAAAAAAATCAGTTACAAAAGCTAAATCTATTAGCAAAAATGTA